TTTTCCAAGAAAAACGAGCCATATAATCATTAGTAGCTACTGCTGCTGATGTTTTTAAAGCTAAACTTGATTTTTGATAAGTAAATGTTTTATAAAAATCAGCTGGATCTATGTCTTTTAAAGCTAAACCTGTTATTGGTGTTGAACCTCCATATTCTTTTATATTTAAAATAGTTGAAGGTAAACCATAACAAGCCATTAATGCTCTTATACCTCTTTCTGTTCCTTTTGTTTTTAATAGATAGGGAGCATTATGGTATAAACGTTTCCAAATTTCTTTAGTTATATCTCCTTTAGCAATAGATCCCGCATTAGAAGCAGTCACTAATGTTTGATTAGCAGGTTGATCATAAAATAAACTTCCTGTAGTGCCTTGACCTAATATATATTCTATAAGATTTGAATTTTCAAACTGATCAAAAGCATCTATTCCTAGGGCTTTTAATTGATACCAAACTAAATCTTTTGAAACACCTCTTACATGATGAGTATCATTTACTTCTGTAATGTGTTTAATATGGGTCCAAATATGATCAAAATGTTGACCTATCATGTCTACAAATGATAAATAGAAGTTGTTTTCTCCATTTTCTTTTATATGATTAGGTACTAATTTTTCTAAATTATATGGGTTATCTATATCATATCTAGATGCTGAGTGTAGTTGTCCGTTTGCTACTGATGCACCATACCCTTCTTCCCCTAACCAATTAATTGCTTGTGATGATGTTGTAGAATATAATTGAAAAGGATAAGTTGTTGTTGATTTAGGCCAAGTGTATGGATTAGTTCCTTCTGTAAAATATAAGAATTTTTCATATCCATCAAAGTTTTTTATAACATTTTGCTTTTTAACATTTATATCTTCTTTATTAGTTAATGTAAAAGAAGAAGCAGAAGCATTACCTGTGATAGTACCTATATTTCCTAATTGTCTATCATATAGTTCTATTAATTCTAATTTATATTTAAAATTATGTAAGCGTTCTGTGGCACTACCAAAATGTACAAAATTTTCAAAATGTGAAGGTATATCTATATTTTCTGTACTTGAAGATACAGGTCTAATATAGTCATAAGAAATTTCAGGAATATCTCTATTTTCTAATTGATTTAAAAGATTATTATATGAAGATGTTAAACTATAATTTAGTACATTATTAAAATCTTTATAAGAAGAAGGAATACTATTATTAGTTCTAGTATCTATATTAAAATTAGGTTGTAAAAACTGATCTCTATCTTGTTCATCTCCTATACCTGTTAGATCTAAGTTTAGATCTACTATTAAAAATAGAGGATCTATTATTTCTTCTATAATACTAAAAGAATTTTTTAATGATATAGAAGGTGGAAGTGGTTCATAAGTTTTTATAAGTAACTCATGTTTAGATACTAAATCATTTAATAAAAGATTAATACCAACAGCTTCTGTGTTTGAAAATTTTAATATAAAGTCTTTAAAGTATGGAGTACTATCTCTTTCTGCTATGTAATTTTTTACTCCTAAATCAAAACTTTTATTATTAATTCCATCAGATATAGCTCTTATTTCTCTTCGAGAAGGAGATATTTCTTTTAGATTAAAAGATGTACCATTAAATATTTTTGGTCTATATACACATAATTTTAATTTATATTTACCTACACTAAAACCATTAGATCTAAGTAAATTATTAAAATCTATTTTTATTTCATTTGATAAACCATCTTTATCTTTATTTAATAATCTATAATAAGAATTTCCAATTCCTATTGTAGAAATTAATTCATCATTTAAAGTATGAATTTTTAATTCTAAATAATCTTCAGATTTACCAAATCTTTTATTTAAATCTCTAAAAGAAGTAGTATCAAAACTTAGTTTTACTTCTGATGATATATCTGTTATGTTGAATTGGTTATTATGGCTCATATTAATATCCTCTTATTTGATCTTCTAAATTGCTTAATTTACCCTTATTACTATATTCATTAATATGATTATCTATTTCTTCTTGAACTTGTCTTGCTGCCCAATCTTGATAGATAGATGATGGGTCTTTTACCCAAAATAATTGACCTGTTGATACTGATATTCCATCTATGGTTTGTGTTTGTAAACTTCTTTCTGGATCAAATTGAAAATAGTATCGTTCAAATTTTCTATTTCTTATTTCAGCTTGTAAGTCTTCTAAATCTTCAACTAATTGACTTTTCCAATCAGTACCATATATTTGAGGTTGATTAAAATAAAGATTATTAATACTAGGACTATAAATAGGTGCACCTCCTGCTATTTCTCCTCCAATAAGTCCTCCTAGTAGTGTTCCAACACCAGGAATAAATGATCCAATTGCTGCTCCTGTTGCTGCTGCAGCTAAATAGTCATTTCTTTCTTCTCGTCTTCTGTTTTTTTCTAGTCTATATTCACCTTGGGAAAGATGACCAGATATCATACTTTTAGGATATATATTGTTACCTAAACCATAAATACCTTTATTATCTTTAGCTTCATACTTTGTTATAATATTATTCATTATATTTCTCCAACTAATTTTTCCTGCGTCTCCAAATTCTCCACCATTATAATAAATTCTTATATCGCCATCTTTATCTCCAGGTACTCCAAAAGGTGTTAAATCTTCAGGAGGTACATTTCCAGATAAACTATCTTCTATTGTTATGCCTTCAAAAGGTGTTTTATTTTGTAATTCTGACATTAAAAAATTAATTTCTGCTCTGTCTAATTCTGATATTTTTATATTTTCAGTTAATATAGTTATATTACTTGCTGCTTTATTAAATTGTGCTAATGATAAACTCCAATCAGCTGATTCATTAATTGCTGTTCCTTCTGGCCATTTTGGTAAAGAATCCCAGGTTTGTTCTGTAACCCTAGTCCAACTATCTTCTCCAGTTAGAGGTTTTCCATCAGCATCTGTTATTCCTAATGTTTTTTTAAGTTGAGTAAAAGGCGAAGGATCACCTTGATTAGATACTCCCCTTAATCTTCCTTCTTGCATTATACCTAATTTACCACCTGCTCTAATAGCTGTTCCATTTCTAAATAAAGGATGTTCAGTAGGTGTTTGTATCATTGTGGTTTCTAAATCTACTATTTTATCTAATAAATTTTGTATCTTATTTTCTTTAGGATCTTCATATCCACCTATGTATTTTGTACTTTCTTCAATTAAAAAAGTGTGTGATCTTTTTCCTTGTTTAGGAATATCATAAAATAATTCTTGATATAAATTAAAAAAGTTATTAGGTGAAATACGTTCTTTTGTTTTTGTTATTTCAGAAAAACCTCTATCTAATAATTCACCTATATTATTTTGACCATAATGTCTTTTTTGTAATTCTATTAATTCGCCATCAAAAGGTTTTTGAACAGGTGAAACTGGTTTTCCCCCACTATCTAAAATATAATTACCCTTTGTTCCTGTAGGTTTAGAAAAATTAGGCTTATTATCTTCTATAATAGATTTAATAGGTTGAAATTGTATTCCTTTATTTTTTCCCATTATCTAACTACTTTAAAATGATAATTATTATCATATATTGTTGTTCCTTCGTTGTTAATGTTTTTAAATAATAGTCTATAATATCTTTCAGGTTGTAAACCATTCATAAATATTTTAAAATACATTCCTTCATTATCAGCGCTTAGTTTTGTAAATGTTGAATCAAATGGTATAATTTCTTCTTCTGTGTGTGCATCTCTTACGCTATAACATGAAGCTGTTGTAAAATATCCTGGGTTTAAATAATTAGATGAAGAAGCAAATTGTCTAACTGGATATTTATCTCTAATATGTATTCTAAAAGTTGCTTCATCATTTTGATTATATTCTTCTTGATTTCTATATAATGAAACACTTAATTCACCATTTTGTTTTGCAGATGATTGTTTAGAATGTGAACTATCATCCCATTTAAAAACTAATCTTGGTGGATAAATTGTATGAGTATCTACTGAAAAATATTTTATTTCTCCAAAACTACTAGATGTATCTTGTTCTACTGAATCTGGTTGTTTTATTAAAAAACCATGATTAGTTATACCATCGGGATAAATTCTACCAGCTAAACTAGCACTAAATTTTTGTACTATAGAAGTTACATTTATGTTTGTATCTAAGTTATCACTATTTAAAAATTGTTGTGATCCTTGAAATGCACTACCTGTATACCAAACTCCTCCTCCTTCTGTTATTCCACTTACATTTATACTTCCTGTAGTTCCTGAAGCAAAACTTGATGTAGCCCATTCTGTTTTTGAATTATCATTGTCTCTGTATATCCATGAACAACCATTTGAACTTATTGGTAAATTAGAGAATCTTCCTGTTCCTTCATTCCATGATTGTGATATGGCAAATACTTCTAAATTTAAAGTAGATTCTAAATTTTTATGTTCTGATGATAATAATTGTAAAGCTACTTCTGATGTTCCATTATTAAAAGTAGATGAACCTATTTTATCAGATATAGTTGATGTTATATCTTCATTTTTAAATTTAATTAAAGCTCTTGATGGGTAATATCTTGAATCTGAACTACCTTTTTCTTTGACGATTTCTAAAATTTCATCATGACCTGTGTTTAATTTAGTTCTATCAGGGTGACTATATATTGTAGCGTCTTTTTCGGGAAATATAAAATAGTATGCCATATTAGTATGTTGTTACACGTCCTTTAATGTCAGTGTTTAGGTTTTTAATTTCAAAAATACTTGGATCTAAAGCAGGATAAATAACTCCTCTTCTTGTAGCTCCTTCAAAATCGTATTTATATTGTGAATAACCTAAAGCTGTTCCGCTTTTATTTGTAAATGTTAATTTTTCTACTGATTGTACTCCTACTACAGATGATAATAAATTTTCAACTTCTGATTTTATAATAGGTTGGTTTATTTGCCATTTATCTACATTAAAATAGTCTTGCAATTCAGCTACACAGTTTAATATTATTTCATTATTATTATAGTTTTTAAATACTGTGATTTCAAAAATAAGTTCAAAATTAATAACAAATGCATTTTTAATATTAACAGCATCTGTTAGCATTCTATATTGTTCAAGATATGTTTGTAAATTTGTTTTTGTAGCTGTGTTAAGATTTGTTAGATTTTTATTATTATTATATCCTAAAGTGTATAAATTTAAAGCTAATGGATTACGAATTCTATTAAATTCATTAGATAAAGGAGAAATTTGATCATCTTGAACTATATAAGCTTTAGCTATTCTACCAAATTTAGAGGGCATACTCATAGTTCTAATAATATAATCTTCTTTAGTTACAGTTCTTTGTTGAGTAGCAAATTGGGCCATTGTATTTTCTCTAATTTCTTCAATTGAATCACCATCACCTCCTCCTTTAGCTGCTTCTGGGTTATTTACAGCTACTGATGTTTTTACAAAGTTAAGTAATGAACCATTTAAATTAGGGTTGTTAGAAGTAAGTAGTGTGTCTATTTCTGTAATTGTATTAGCATTTACGTTTGAAGTTATTCCTCCTCCTACTAAATATTTTACAGTTAAGGTTGTGTTAGAAGGTACTTGACCATAAGCTTTAGTCATTAAAAAGTTTGAAGGATCATATGCTGTGTCTAATTTACTTCTTCCATCTTTAATTCCTAAACCTATATTATCGGGATTTGGTATTATTTGTTCGTCTGCTTTATCACTATTACCCGCCCCAAATTGTATTTCTAATTGATTATTTGCTTTAAATCTAGAAACAAATCTTCTTGATGATTTTATTATTTTAAGTAAATAAGGTGTTTCACCATTAAACCCTAATAATTCGGGATCATTAGTTCCTACATTTTCTTCTTCTTGAAAAATTATATCTTGTGCTAAATAAGGTACTTCATAATATTCATTTCCATCTGTGTCTTTTATAGATTCTATAGATAAAATATTAGTATCAAATAAAGTTAATGTTTTAAACGCTTCTGCTGCACCACATGTGAATGTTTGTTCTTTAGTTTGTCCTGATATTGCTTTTGTTTTTTTCTTTAAAAGATAATATTCAGGATTATTTGAACTATCATATTGATATATACTAAGCTCTGTTGGGTTAAAACTTGAAGATACTTTAAAATCTACTTCATTATTAATATAAAAAGTAGAACCTTCAGTAGAATTAAATGTTGAATTTGGATCTATTTGTAAACAATAGTTAAAATCAGGTTGATAATCTCCACTAGCTCCTGTTGAAGGTATTAATTGAAATAATTCTAAATCAACACTAGATGCATCTATTACTTTAGGTTTATAACCCATAGCATAAGCTAAATTAAATAAGTTTTCTTTTTCTTTAGCTAATAATAAAAAAGATTCTTGTAATTGTGTGTCTGTGTAATAAGATAAAACATCACCTACATATGCCGCCATTTCCATAAACATCATACCAGGGTTGCCTTCACTAAAGTCATTAAAATTATTAGGGAAATATACTTCCGCAAAATCCATTAATTGATCTTTAAAAGAATTATAATCTTTACTTAAATATTTAACGTCTTTATCTTGTGTTTTATTTGATACTTTTGAGTAAGCCATTTTAACTATAATTTATTTGTATTGAGTCTTCTGTTTCATCTAACGTAATTGAATATGTTAATGTAAGAGAAACTCTATATTGGTCTATATTTTGTTTTAAAGAAATATCAGTTGTTATTATTTCAGGAATCCAAAATGCTAGTTGCCCATTTATATTTTCTTGTAATGTAACCTCATCTATACTACTTTCAAATAATTGTCCTTTTAAACCAATACCATAAGTAGGATGATTTAATCTTTCGCCTGGTATTGTCAGTAATAAATTTAAAAAGTTAGCTTTTAGTTGTTCTTTAGTTGTTTGTGTACCAGAAGTCATATTTTTATCATTCAAAGGAAAAGCTACCCCAATCCTAGCATTATTGTTAAGATCTAATGGGTTTATTTTTTTTGTACTTTGAATTAATGGCATATTTTATCTTCCTTTTTTCTTATCTATTGCTTTCATTAAACTACTATAATCTCTTGTTACTGCGTTTGCTATTCCTTCTGGCATTCCTGCTGTTGACATAGGTGCACTTGAACTAAATGGGTCACTTGTAGGGGCCATAGCTGTTTGTGTGTTAGTGTCACCCATTGCTGTTTCATTTAATAAGTCATTTAATGTATTATTACCTACAAAATTTTGTTTTTTAATAGGTTTTTTACCCATTATTTTTTCTTTTAAAGATGATTGTTGTGGAACTTCAACTTTTCTTTCAGTGTGTTCTACTATAGTTGGTTTAAGTTCATCACGTAAATCTTCTTTAAGTGATTTAATTTCTCTGCGTAACGCATAATCGATTTCTTCTCTAACTACTTTTCTAATTAGACTTTCAAAAGTTTTTGCTTTCATGTTGTTAATTGTTGTTTGTTATAAATATAAAAATTTTAAAAATTAGTTTATTTTTGGTTTATAAATTCTATGTTGTGGTTTAGAACCATCAAAAATATACGATCCACGTACATCTCTTTGTTGAGATATTTCTCCTAGTTCACTATTTAAGAAATTATTTAATTTGTCTATATTAACTGTTTCGGTACCATCACCATTATCAGTTATAAGTTCTCCAGCGGGTATACATCCTTTTATATAATCTGCAAATAATCGTGCTATTAAATCTAAAAAACCAACTATCATTTCTAACAATGTAGAAAATAAAGCTAATATTTTAGGTAATATATTAAAAATAATCATTACTGTTCCTAATATTTTTAAACATTTAGTTGTAAAACCTTTTATAGCTTCAGTGTATTTTAAAATAAATCCTCTCGCTTTATCTATAGCATCACTAATTACTTTTTCTATACCACCAGCTGCAAATAAAGATGTAAAGAAATTTAATGCTAATAAAGATGCTGTTACTAATATTTCAAATGCTATTACTAATGCTTGAAATACAGCTAATATAGTTGTTATGGTTCCTATTTTTTCAGCTGCTTTTTCTATTTTTTCTTGCAATTTAGTTAATTTTTTAATAACACTTTCACAAATATTTTTTCCAGAATTTAATCCACCTTCTAATTTATTTTTTGTAAATTTTACAGCTTTTATAACTTCTAAATCACAACTATATCCCATTAACTTATCTATTATTTCTTGTTTAGTTGGTAATTCTTCTTTAACTCTTTGTATAGCTTCTCCTTTTGCTTGTTGTTTTAATTCTTGTTGGGTATCATATGCAGATTCATCTGCATTATTAACTAAAGTTCTAATTGTTGATATACCATCTACAGCGTATAATGCATATGTCATCCCCATTTGGACTTTTCCACTTACTGCGCTTATTTTATCTGTTAGTTCTTTTGTTTTTTGAATTGTTTTTTCAGATTTAGATAAACCAGCACCTGGAGTGTTAGGATTATTTTCTTTTTCTTTTTCTATAGGATCTTTAGCCATCTTATGATAATTTTGTTATTTCACTTTTAAAATATTGTATATTATTTCTTAAATTTTTAACTTGTTTTCTTCTTAAACTTAATGAAGCTTCATTAGTAGACATAGGACCTGTAGGGCCCGCTGGGGTCATATAAGTTATATTATATATTATATCATCCATTAATCCATCTATCATATCTAATAATTCATTTGCCCATTCATCAAATTCATTTCCTAATAAAGCTGGTTCAGTTGGTAAATTATTATTTGTTTTTAAACCTAAATATATGTTAGGTGAATTTACTACAAATTTACTAGCTTCAGATGTATCATTAGTTTCTTTTTGATCACTTGTGTCAAAATGAATACTACCTTGTGTACTAAAACCAATAGCTTTATTTGAATATAATAATATAGCATCAGTTTGGGCATTAAATAATAATCTGTCTGAATCTATTATTACTTGTTTGCCTTGATATATATTTCCATTTAGTGGTTTATAAGCCATATTATACTATTTTTGCATCAGTTATATTATCTTGATATTGAGAGCTGCTTCCTCTTCTTGTTCCCCCATATAATTCATGATAATTGCTTGATTTTGAAGCTAATGTTGTTTTTCTTCTATTTCTAGGACCATAAGATACATGTACCCAACTTTTTCCACCTCTTTCAGGATATTCCCATATTAATTGATCCCAACCTGTTACTTGGTAATAAATATAATTATATACTTCAGCTGTTGTTAACCCAGGTATTTGTATATCTACTGCTTGGCCAAAACAATGTTGAGAAGTACCTGAACCTCCTATAGATTTATTTAAATTTATAGATCTATATCCTGAAGTAATTATTAAATTAGGATATACATCTACAATGGGATCAATAACTATATTCATTAATTTTCTTAAATTTTCAACTACTTCAGTTTGGCTGGGTGTTTTATCAACACCTGGAAAATTGTTAATACTTTTATTTTTAGCAGTATTTGAATAAATTAAATGTTTTAATTTAAAATGTCTTCCTATGGGTTCTTCTATATTCATTTTATTCTGTTATTTCAAATTCCATGTTAGCCCCACCACCTCCACCACCACTAGAACCTGGGTTTTGATAAGAAGAAGGTAATTGTATGTCTGTGTCTTTTTGTACTACTTGATCAGGTATTATATCTTCTGATTCATTTGTTGCTTTTGGGTTATTTATAACTTCTTGTAATTCATCTGGTTCAGTAAATGGTTGGGTAGGTGTACTACTTATAGGAGCTTCGTTGTTAGTATTAAAAGGTTGTGTTTCTTCTGATGTTAAATTTGTTTCTGTATTTAATGAAGGTGTGGGTGTTAATAAAGCTTGTTCTATTGTTTGTGGTTTTATGTATTCAGCGTCCCAGGAATTCATATAAGGTGATGCTTGTTCAAAACTTTGTATTCTTTGATTAGATGTTAAATATATACTAGATGCATCATTGTTTATATTTTCTGTAGTTGGTAGCCATCCTTTTTCATCTAATTTTGATGATTGGCCATTTCTTATAATTGTAATAGGATCACCAGTATTTCCAGAATTACTCCATTCATTAGGATTTGATATTTCATTACTAATATTAGTTGAACCAAAACGAATTGAATTACCAAATCTACCTTCTAAAATCATATCACCTTCATATGGTAATAAAGGTTTTATATTTATTTTTTCTTTAAAATATTTTCCTAAATTTATGTCTGTTCCACCATCTTCTATTTTTCTAACTAAACCTGCTTCTGTCTGTTGGTAATCATTTGTTGTTTGTTCTGATTCTAAACCTTTTACAGTTGGTAAAGCATTATGGTGTGGGTGACCCCACATATTTACTTGGGGTAAATAATATGTTGTTTTTTGTTTACTTTCATAAATATCTTTATCATTAGTAGTTAATATTAATACTATTTCATTTATTAAAGGATAATATTTTAAATGTGAAAATAAAGGTGAAGCAGTGGATGCATTTTTTGGATTTATATTAGGGTTATTTCCATCTAACTCAGAATAAAATATAGTACCTATAGCATCATAATTACCATACTCGGATGCTAATGGGTGATTTATATCTAATATAATATCAAGTACCCTAACAGCTTTTAATCTGTTTTGGGTATTTAATAATAGTTGTTCTTTACTTTTTTTTGATCTAATTATTGCCATTTTGATCAGGTGCTTCTATTTGTTTAGGTTCTGATTCAACAGTTTTAGCTATTTCTTCAGTTAGTTCTTGAAGTTGAGCCATTTCATCTTCAGTTAATAATCCACCATCACCACTACTTGCTGTACCCGTAGATAAACGTTGTACAATAGCTGCCATTTTAATTAATGCATCATCATTTTTAACACTAATTTCCATATATTCTTTTATTAAAGGTACTACAACTGTAGCATCCCCCAAAGATTGTACTAATGGTTTTAATTCAGATATAAGTTGGGCTAATTGCTTAGCTTTTTTCTTTTGATTCCCATGAATATCTTTTAATAAATCAGAAAAAGAAACATCATCGAATAATACTTGATTTAATGGATCCATACTATTTTGTTATAAATATGGAAGAAACTAAACTCTTACGTAACCTGTTTCGGCATATTCAGTATAAAGTTTTTTATAAAGTTTTTTAAGTATTTTTGTTACTTTAGTAATTACTGGAGTCTCTACACCAGTCATTTCCCTTATGTAAATATATAATGCTTTTTTATTAAATATTTCTAAATTTTCTCTACGTTTAAATAATATATTTACTGCGTCGCATACTTTTCTATCGTGGTCTTTTTTAAACATAGTAAACATATATTTATCAACATATTCTGTAAAATAATCTATGAATTCTTTTATATCTTGTTTACGTTCATCTCTACCTAATTGTCTTAGTACCCCTATATCTTCATCTGCTGCTAAAGGATCTGCTTTTTGTTTTTTCTTTTTATAATTGTTATTATTATATAATATAAGATAATTTTTGCCCACAATTGAAAAATAACTAAATGCTTTAGAACCCTTTTCTGGTTTAAAATAATCTAGTTTTTCAAGAAAAAAACAACATACTTCATGTTTTAAATCTTCTAATGATTCAACTTCTGTATAATAAAATTTAAATGTGTGTATTAAATTTTCTGCTAGTTTATAGAAAGCATATGCTATACGTGTACGATATATTTCATCTCTTTCTTTTTGATTAGATGATGTTAAATATTCTTTAATAGCTGCATCTACATCAGCTGTAAAATATTGTTTTTTAGATGGTTTTCTACCTCTTTTCTTTTTAACAACTGGTGGGGGAGTAAGAGAACCGGTGGTAGCCGGTTCTGG